CTCGGGTGGCTTGAATTCCCGACATGACGAATTGATATTGTGAAAAGGACCGTAGGAGTTCAGAAAGGCTTGTCTGTCACCTTAGAAGCCTTGACTCCTTTATACTCACCGAGGAAACAAAAGATGAAAACGGAAACACGTGTACTAAACAACTTCAACCCAGGATCTTGACATTGAACACGGTGTAGGATGTGCTATTAGGGTCGCTCAAACCGATGCACAAGTCTGTGCCGTCCACGCTTGGCATCAAATAGACGCCATCTGCGTCCTTCACGCAAGAGAGTCTCTTCCAATCTACGTAAAGGTCATTTTTAGAAACCCCAAACGTGGCGCTGGGTCCCGCGGTGTCATCAGGCCAAACGAGGATGACAAAACTGCCGACCTTGTCGGTGAGGGCGTCTACAACGCCATCAATGTTAAATTGGGTTACACTACCGTCTGTAAATGACATTTGAACAAAAATTTCAGGATGTTTGTCCTATGAGTATTCCTGACAACACAGGAATACCCAAAGGACAAAACATGTTCCACCTCGTTTAGAGGTGGAGTACCACATGCAGTGGTACTCGGTCACCAGTATATGGTGACACTTCCCGAACATGATGTTCGGGTTGATCAGCCCACTCTGTGGGCTGTGTCCGGGTGAGGCTTAAAACCTCATTCGGATCTCGTTCACCTTCAACGGTAACGATCCAAACCGATTGTGATCGGTTTGATAACCTGAGAAATATCTCAGGCTCTGTGAACCAATGCATTGTTGGCTCCTCAGTAAACGCTAAATAATTTAGCGCTCCGAAGTCTACCAAGACTTCGTACCTCTTCTCTTCGGAGAAGTGGTCGGTGATGAGATTCATCATCCCGAATTGGTACATCCACGGATCTACCATCAAGACCTGGGTAGGTCTTGCTCGCCAGGAACCCTTTTCCCTGGCGATTCTCGCCAAATCACAGGCGAGCTTCTGGTCGCGTGTTACGAGCAGAAGGTAGGGGGGAAATTCTTCTCTCCTACTAAACTCATACTTAATGTATGAGTCCGCCTCCACATACATGTGGAGACGATCTACCACTTTTTGTGGTAGGGGGGTTGAATCTTTCAACCCGATGAGGAATTCCTCATAAGTCTTGTCATTGACAAGGCTTGGGTCATCGATTATTTCGACGGCCGCACTATCACCTGGGTGATAGTGAAGTTCGGAAAAGTCTTTCCCGAACCTGAAGCCTAGATTTAAATGATCTAAGGCCTGTACCCTGTCTTTTATGACAGAGTATGACCTCACATTTTCAAATGTGAAGCCAGTTTCTCTCCATGTTTGGAGGAAATTGAAGAGATTGGGATTCTTCTCTTCGCCCCCAGCAAAGGGGGCGAATCTATCAATTGATAGATTCGGCTTGGGTGGATCCAAGCCTTGAAGGACTGCTTTCCAATATGCAGCCCTCCATAACCTGAACATAGTATATTCAGGATTCTCTATTAACTTAGTTTTAATAGAGCCGAGGAGTAATTGATTACCCTCGAGAATTGCCTCTTTAGGAAGCAATTCTTTCATTGCAGCTATTTTTGGTGCAATGATGTGGTGCTTATGCACCACTTGGTCCAACCTTTCTGATCGGACCAATTTGAACCCCCATTTGGAGTTCATGAGACACCAAATACGGTATCTCGTCTCGGATTCATTCCGGGACTTTCCCTTGATTACCTTTTCAAGGAAATTGGAGTCTAATGGAAAGGCTCCATCACCCCCTATTTCTATAGGGAGGAACGGGCACTGTGTGTCCATTGCTTGCGGCACTAACAAGTGCTGCAGGAGTTCAGCCCTCTTGAAAAGGCTGAAATCTGGTTTGCTATTTTGTGCAACCCAGCGCGTCTCCTTTCCAAGGAGCGCGAATCTCCCCACATCTGTGAAGGAGTATGCGTCGTTTTCGACGTATGCCGGGATCATCAATCTGATCCTGGGATAGTCCACATAACATGATTGGACTTTCCGCCGTACAGCTACGGCGGGAAGTTCCGCAAACCTCTGCGGAACTATAGCCCCTTCTTCACAATAGAAGAGAAGGCGGGAAGACACAAAAAAGTCTTCCTCAGACAGTTTGAAACCTGCCTGTGTTACCTCAGTTCTATACTGAAGTAACTTCTCTCGATCTTTTGAGAGACCTGTGACATCGTCACCGGTAATTGCACCAATTATGTGCAATTTCTCCATGATATAATCATGTGAGGCGGTCAATATGACCTTTGTGAGCCGGTCACCCATGAACCAGCCTACCCGCTTTATGAAAAGCCGGAATAGCCCACCGCTTTGGTGGACTAATACTCCTCTCTTAGAGAGGAATAGGGTCTTTGCAAGTGCGCAGAGACCTAGGGGTGCATCCTCATACACCCTCAGATGCATCAACATCGAATGCATCACTTGGCGAGCTACTCCTAGATCGCCATAATCGGTTGCCTCTTCGAGGTCCGATGAGAGCCCATAAATGGGTCCCTTACCCTCATCCCTGAGGGCACCCCACCATCTATCGGTTGGGTTGAGAGTTTCGTATAGAAACTTCCACAGGTTACGAGCTGCATGTAACCCGGTCCGGACTCTTTGATTCCGGAAGCACGGTTGTAAGATCCGTGCTACCGCACCTAATATTAATTGGTACGGTAAGGTCGCGACAGTTATTGTCCGCGCCTTAGACGGCTCCTCTATAGCGTGGAGCCGTACCAACCTAGTTAATACAGGTTGGGTATGGACCATTTGAATGGCCCATGACAGAAGGTCTTGGGACGT